TAAAGGGGTGAAATTATGACTCTTTTGGAAATGAAAAAGAAAGTCTTGGGGCTTATCGAGGAACTGAATCCCCTGAGCGAACTGCTGACTGACGATCCCGACATCGCAACCAAAATCAACGATGTAATCAATCAGATTATGTTCGAACTTGCGAGATTCAAGAAGATTCCCAAGTACGTTGAAATCCCGGTAAAAGAAGGTGACTTGCTATCTTTTGCCCACTTTGAAAAGGCTTGCGGATACGAAGTCTATCAGGTTGATGTGATTTGCGGTGTCCGTTATGTTCCCAAGGCTGACGGTACTGTATATAAGTTTTTGGAGAGCGGTACTGCGGAAATCGATTTGTATGTCTATCCCGAGAGAATCACGGAAAAGACCAAGGACAAGGCTTATGAGTTTGAACTATCCAACGATGTTCTGGAGATTATGCCCTATGGTGTAGCTGGTGACCTCTTAAAGAGCGATGTCTCTACTGAATACGGCAGAATCTACGAAGCAAGGTACAAGGAAATGATTGCCCAGCTTGACCCCCGACACATGATGACTAGCTTTGTTGTGGAAGGTGGTATCTCTGTATGAGCGGTACTGGCAATCTGATTACCAGAATCTACGCTGGCTTCCGTGGTGTGGACTTCCGTGGCGAAGAAATCAACCTTGTGAGAAGCCCTGACTCTTTGAATGTCTGGAAGGACTATAAGGAAATCGACAGCATCCGCACCAGACCCGGCATGAAGCTGAGCGTGAGCTTCCCTGCAACTGTGTACGGCATCTTTTTCTACAAGGACTACACGCTAGTCCATAGTGGCAAAAACCTGTACAAAGTGACCGCTGGCGGTCAGAAGACTATTCTCTTCTCCAATGCGAACCAAGCTGTGAGCGATAGCTTTGTTTACGAGGATATCTTCTACTTCAAGGATGGCAAGAACTATCTTCAGTACAACGGCACTACCATCAAAGACGTCGAAGGCTATGTGCCTACTACTTCTATTGCCAGAAAGCCCAAGAGTGGCGGTGCTATCTTTCAGGATGTGAATATGCTGTCTGACAGGAGAATCAATACTTTTCTAGGCGATGGCGGCAGCTTCGACTTCTATCTGGATGTGAAGAACATCGACTCTGACTTCAAGCCTATTGTCAAGGTCGATGGCAAGGTGGCAAGTGGCTACGAAGTCGACTATGCGGCTGGCATTATCAGCTTCACGCAAGCCCCTGACTCTCCTAAGACTGACGGACAGGACAATATCTCCGTTGAGTTCAAAAAGGCAGTTCCCGGTTATCGTGACTCTATTCTGAAGTGTACTCTGCTTCAGGTCTTCGATAACAGAGTGTTCTTCAGCGGCAATCCAGAGCATCCGAGCATGGTGTGGCACTGTTCCTTGAATGACCCATCTTATGTGAGCGACTTGGACTATTACCGGGAAGGCATGGATAATGCCCAAGTAAAAGGACTGGTGGCTGGCAATAACGCTCTGTGGGTGTTCCGTGAGCCTTCTGATGCCAATACAAACGTGTTTTACCATAACCCGGCACAGGATGATGAATACGGCAAAATCTATCCTAGTACGCATTCCAGTGTCACGATAGGCTGTGTTGGCAAGGCTATCAACTTCAACGATGATATTGTCTTCTTCTCTGAACGAGGAATGGAAGGCATCTCCGGCGATATCACTACTGAGCAGGTGGCAGCACACAGAAGCTCTCTGGTGGACAGAAAGCTGATTGCCGAAGCGGACTACAAGAAAATGATCCTAGCTGAATGGGAAGGTTATCTGCTTGTCATTATCGGTGACAAAGTGTACTTAGCTGACTCTAGGACTGCGTTTACGAATGAGAACCACATCGAGTATGAGTGGTTCTATTGGCAGTTGGAGAAGAAAATCACGAGTGCCAAGGTGCATGATGGGATTCTGTATCTCGGTACTTCCGATGGCTTGTACACGCTGACTGACAACGAAGCGAACGTTGAAAGCTATTGGGTGACTCCCAAGGATAAGTTCAAGTTTCCCCATATGCAGAAGACCACCAACAAAAAAGGCAGTGTCGCAGAAGCAACAGGCGATATTGCTGTCTATGCCAAAACCGAAAAGACGGACTTTCAGTTAATCGGATCGCATGAGAATGTGACGGACTCTTTCGTGAGCAGAATTAAGCTGAAGAAGTTCAAAGACCTTCAGTTAAAATTCCACTCCAAGACCAGATTCAGTCTGGAATCTGTCACAGTTCAGGCATGGATTGGCGGCTATATAAAGAGGTGAGAAGATGCCAAACTACGATATCAATTACGATGATACCCGATTTCAAGAGGTGCAGTCGGACAAGAATGCAGCACTGAGTGAGCTTGAGAATACCTATGGTGGAATGATTAGTGATGCCGATAAGTATTATCAGGCTCAGATTGATGCTTCCAAGCAGTGGGCTGATAAACAGACACAGCTTCAGCAGGAAAAGACCGACTTCGCCATTCAGGAAGTCGAACAGCAGAAAGCACAGGCACAGAAGGACTATCTCAAGGAACAGTCTGGTGCATATGTAGACTGGCAGAAGCAGTCTAATCAGTACGGTACAAATGCTGAGCAGATGGCATCCGCTGGCTTGACCAATACTGGCTTCAGTGAGAGTTCTCAGGTGAGTATGTATAACACTTACCAGAACCGAGTTGCTACGGCCAGAGAGTCTTATAATCTGGCAGTCCAGAACTACAACAATTCCATTACGGAAGCAAGATTGCAGAACAATTCCATTCTGGCTGAGATTGCATTTGAAGCACTTCAGACTCAGCTTGAGCTGTCCTTGCAGGGCTTCCAGTATAAGAACACTCTGATTCAGGCGAAAGCCGACAAGAAGACTCAGCTTGACAGCGAGTATTACTCTCGTTATCAGGATGTCCTTAAGCAGATCAATCAGGAAAATGCACTGGCAGAGGAAGTCCGTCAGTACAATGAATCTCTGGCTGAAGAGAAGCGGCAGTACAACCAGACCTACAAGCTGGAAGTCCAGAAGTACGAGGAATCTGTCCGTCAGTTCAACAAGGAATACTCCCTGCAGAAGCAGAAGTTCGAGGAAGATATTCGCCAGTTCAACGAAGAGATTGCCCGGCTCAAGAAGAAGGATGCTCAGGAACACGCAATGGAAATCAAGAATCTTGAGCTTAAGAAAAAGCAGGTTCAGCAGGCTCAGGCTCAGTGGGAGTCCGAAATGGCACTCAAGAAAGAACAGCTTGCTGAAGAGAAGCGGCAGTTCAACGAGACTATGGCTTATAACAAGTCCAAGTCCAGTGGTAGTTCTGGCGGTTCTGGCAGTGGAGGCGGTAGTTCAAATAAGAGTTCTTCTAAAACTAGCAGCATCAAGAAGTCCAGCTCTAAATCCAGTGGTTCTAAGAACATCAACAAGGTAAGCAATACGAATCCCACCATGAAGAGTATTATCAACCTTGGCTATGGTCCGATTAGTGCGAAGACCCTTGCTAACAAGGTAGCACTTGGCGAGGTGAAGGAAACCACTAAGAACGGTTCAACCACGTTCACGAAGAATACGAAAAAGACATCTTCCAAGCTGTTGTCCAATACATCCAAAGCCAAGAGTTATACAGGAGCGTTTGGTGCAATTTCCAGACTGAAGAAATAAGGAATGGGGTGATTGCGTGAGTTTCATGTCTGAATACAGAGCGGCATTGAAGAAGAAAAAGAAAGACGAAGAAGTGTCTGCACCTTCTAAGAGTGTCGCTGTCTCCAGCAAAGCGGATACATCCAGTTCCTTTATGAACGAGTATCACAGGGAGAAGGAAAGACTTCTGGCGGTACAAGAGGAAGAAGACGATATTGCCCCTGTCTTAACCGAAGGCACTTCCTTCAAGGACGAGGAAGAAGAAAGAAGCTGGTTCAGAAAAGGCTTGTTCGAGGATGGGTATGATTTTGGTGACGTAACCAAAACTATTCTTGGTTCGACAACTGATGTCCTTGAAAATCTGGGTACAGGCATTATCGGCATGGGCGAAAAGGCGGTGGATGCGCTTGCGTACATCGCTCCCTTCGCTGAAAACGCACAGTTCTACCAAAACGGCGGTGGCTACAATCTGGAACTTCAGAAGCAGCACGAGCAGATGGTGGAACAGTCCAAAAAGGATATCGGCAAGTTTATTGCAAAGGACTTGTACGATGAAGAAGCTGTTGCCAAAGCAATCATTTCCAGTCCTGTTAGAAAGGTAACAGGGGTAGATTCTGAAGCGGTTTCTGTCTTTGGTGA